AGCGTCTACAACATTAGCTGGACCTGTAGTAATAAATCCATTTTTGGATGTTACTGGTCCTTGAAACGTAGTGTTTGCCATAGTGTTATCCTCCTAGTATTTCCGAACATAGTCTCTAGGCCGTCGACTATACGCGTCTATGTTCTGATTAATTGTATAGTGTGTTTTTTATATACTAGATTTAAGTAGAGTGCAAGAGATCCCGCAATGTGAATTGAATTTATTCAACGATGTAGCTTTTTGATTAAGTAGCTACTGAAACTTGAGGCGCAGAACCTTCGATCTTATTTTGCATATGCTCTTTTTTAGCTTCTGCAAGTTTAATATGGCTAATTACGTCTCTGACTTTTCTGTCAATTTTAACCATATTGAGAGTATATCTACCCTCTTTAAGATGCTCCTGCTCCCATTCGAGATCCAGACCCTTTTTCGTCGTGTAAAGGTCTTGTAGATGTTGCATCATGTTCTCCATTTATAACCTCCTCATAGGTTATTCTGTTTGTCTTGGGATCCATCATTTCTCCAAGATGTTCCCAAGTTATAGCATTTTCTCCTAGCTTGTCAAGGATAGCGTTTTCCAAACTTTTTGGATTGTCTTGGGATAAAACTTCGAATTTTGCGTGATGTCTATATGCGTATATGTTTACTAAAAATTTTTTCATAACCTTTCTATTATATGTTTAAAATGTGGCGGAACTATGTCCGCCACAAATTTTATTGATTACGCACCTGGTGATGCAAAAATACCTCTAAAGTCAGAAACTCCAAAAGAGTATCTTTCTCTAGCTTTGTATCTTACGTTACCAGTATCGAAGTCACCTTCCATAGCAGTTTTAATTGCTGCTCTTTGGAAATACTTCATACCATTAGGCACGTCTGTAATGATATAGAACGCATCTGGGTCAGTTAAGAAATTGTTAACTCTATAACCTTGAGGTAACATTCCCATAGACGCAATCGCATTTATGTCATTATCAGCTGTTCCAACTCTACCTTGAGATTTCATTAATCTCTCAGCTGTGAATTGAAGAGCCGAAGGAATAATCATTTTCACTCCTCTTGAAGCAATTTTCAGACCTCTTTCGTCTGTCATTGCAGCAATGTCGATCATTGATTGTTCCAACGATGTCTCGTTCAAGTCAGCTGCTGTAGATAAAGTGTTAGAAGTAGTACCTGCAATTGTAGAATGGTTTGATGCAAATAATGCAGAACCATCACCTGATGTGAAAGTACCGAATCCATTAATTAATGGACTCACAGCTTTAACTTGTTTAGTGTTTGCCATTGATCTAGCTAACGCTTTTGTATATCTAGATGCTAATCTGTCATACAGATTATCTTCAATAGCTTCTTCAGTAATCGAGAATGCTAAAGCCACTGTTTCGTGAGTGTATCTAGCTGTGTAAGTCTCTTGAGCATTGTCAAAAGTTACTCCAGAACCCTCAGGTTTAACTTGTGCTTGAGCAAATCCAGATAACATTACTTCCTCTTCAAACGCTCTGTCTGATGATTCAGTAGTGTAAATCTCTGCATGTTGATTCTCGTACTGTTTGTATTCCAGGCCGAATAAAGCATTCAAACCTGGCTCTAGTTCTTTGACTAGCTGTCCTCTTGATATCGCCATAGTTATTCTCCTTTATTAGATACCTGCTTCTTGTTTCAAGAAGTGTTCGTTGATTGTAACAACAAAGTTTACGTTTGCAGAACTTAAGTCATTATTATCAGGATCTTTAGAAACACTGATAACCTTTAATTGGCCATCAGAAGTTGCTAGATCTGAATCATCTAACTCAACTTTTGAAACGTAGTTTGGTGAACTTCCAGCAGCGTACGCGATATTAGCTACATTACCAATATCAGTTTGTGCAGAAGCACCTGTGTTGTTTGATTGTACTTCGAACCTTTCATAAGGATCATCTGATACAAAACCGACAATGTCAGTTGCTGTATTAGAAGCCTCTAAATGGTTCGCAAATGTTGGTTTGCTTGTTGAAGCGTGAGTAAAGAAAACCCCATTAAGTGGTCCTAATAAAACATCACCTGCTGCTGCCACACCAATTGTACCAGTAGCTAACATTTCTACTGGATCTCCTTGGTATATAGCTGTTGCAGAAGCTGCAATGCTGTACTCGGATAAACCCTGGTTGTCTTTATTCTGACCAACTTTTCCGATCGGTCTTAGACCGAACGCGCTATCTTTATTAGCCATAGTTGTTGTCCTCCTTAGACATTTATTGATTTATCCTTGGATGGTTAGGAATTGTTAAAAAATTAACTTTTCTTTGAGCCACCGAAGGTTACACGAGACTGCCTATCAATATCGATTGGCATACTCTGATGCTGTTCCTTCATAAGATCGTTGTCAACCGCTTCGACTTTATCACCATGTTGTTTAACATAATATTTTGTCCTTTGGTTTGCGATCTCTTCAGGCACCCTAGTCAGCACTAGGCCCCCAACTCCGATGACACCTGCGTATTTCCCATCTTCTACAACGGGGTAATCCGACTCAGGATATTCGTCTGCTCTGACTAATTCATATCCTGATCTTATTCTTCCAGAGACATTCTTAGTGTCTTGAAAGCCTAAGCTCTCGGCCCTTACCCATCTGTGTTTAAACCCAGTAGGCGCAGGCGGTGCATCTAAAGATGACGGTGGAGACCAAACTTTTTTTTGAGCTGTTTTTTCTCTAGTTTGACTCGCACGAGAGGTTCTCTTATCATTTTTATTTTCCATATGCTTATACCTCCTTCGTGATATTTAATTGTTTTGCATATTCTTCAAGTGGCACACCTAATTTTTTAGCAATTGCTACCTGTGAAGGCGTGAGACGTACAGTTTTGCGACCAGTTTTCGTACTTCTTTTTGCAGATGCAACTGTCTGTACAGGCTTGGCCGTTTCCGTAGGTTCTTTTCTATCAAACTTATGCGGAAATTCAAGTCTTATTCTCTTATCTATTTCCGAATAATATTCGTCACTTGCAGGATCAAATCCTTCATCTTCTGTTAACTTTTTGTGAAGATCAAAGGCAGTATACGTCATGGCTGTATCTTGTCCAAACCATGCATTTTTAGAAGCCCAATCCTCTGCTTTTGGATCAGGTGTTCCTTTTGCTGCTTGTTGCCTTCTATCTAAGTTAATTTCAGGTTTTGATTCCTTTTTCTTGTTGTACTCTTCCTGAGCAATTTTTGCTTGTTCAAGTTGAGCTTTTTTATACCCTAACTCAGATATTGTAGTTAAAGCTTCCGCTTCAGCTGTTAAATCATTATTGTCTCTAGCTGCTGCAAGTTTTGCTTGAGCTGCCTCGACACCTGATTTAATAGATGATTCAGTAGATTCTAAATATCCTGGTTCAAGTTTTGAAAGTTTTTCTTCGGCTCTTGTTTTAGCCAAAATCATTTTCTCTGCGTATGTCAAAGCCTCTTCTCTTTGTCTTTCCGCTTCTCTCCACTTGTGAGTTAGTTTAGATATTCTTTTCTGAACAGAGTCAGAATATTTTTCTAATTCTTCTTCTTTCTTATCTTCTTTCGTATCTTCTTTTTTGTCTTCTTCGACTTTTACTTCACGTTCGTTTTCGTACGTTTTGTCTTCAGAAGGTTGTTCAACTTTTTCTTCTGGTTGTTCAACAACTTCCTGTTTCTTTTCTTCTGGCAGTTCAACATCTACCGCTGGACCAGAGGTATCGATGTCTACTGTTTTATTTTCTTCTTGCATAGTTTTACTCCTCTATGATTAGTATTGATGAAATATATCTTCTGGGTTTGCGATTGTAGCGAGTACTTCATCATCGTTGAGTATTCTCACCTCACCACCATCGATCTGTATCCTAGACCCTGCATAACGTGCAAAGACTACCCAGTCTCCGACCTTGCACCATGGGCCTTCAGGAAATTTTTCTTTATCATAACAATTTGGACCTTGTGCTAACACAAGACCACAAGTAGATCCTACTTGTTGTCGTTCTAAAGTTTCTTGACCTAAATATAAACCACCTTTTGTTTTTTCATTTAATTTAAATGGAAGAATTAACATTCTCCATCCAGTTGGTTTAGGTAATTTTTCTGATTCTTTTGTTTTTAAACGTTCGTATCCTTCGACTTCTTTTTTATTTTCTTCTTGATACTTTTCTTGTAATGCTAGTTTAATCTTCGGGGTTTCCGAATTTGATGACGTTGTTTCCTTGCTCATTTTTATCCTCCTTTTTTGGATCTAGCAGGTTTGAGATTTCCTGTAATATATTTATATAGGCGTGTGCCTGTCCCAACATATACTTATATTTTTCCATATTGTCAACACCGCCAGCCATCATATTCTCACCTATTGCATGATAGTTATTTTTTAAATGTTTTTGTATCTTACTTACGATTGTTAGTTCGTCTGATAGCATCTTTGCCTTTCTTAAAAATTGCAGCGACTTTTGATTTACCCATAACTTTGGCTCGCTGTTCTCCAACAGTTAGAATTTGAATTTTTCTAGCAAACGGTTTATTAACTTTTTTAACTTTTGCAACAGTTTTTCTGGCGTCCGTCGGCGTGGCGAATTTAATTCCGACAGTGTCGCGCGGGTTTTCGTCAGTATAAAGTCGTCTACCACTTCCTTTTGGTTTTTTACCTGTTCCCTTTTTTGGATCTGCCATAAGACTTCATTTCTTTTATGTGTTTTTTTATTACTTTAGATTGTTTTTTATGCAACTTAGAAGCTTTATTTAATGCTTTAGCTACCTTATTTAGTTTTTTAACCATTTAACATTTCCATCTTCTACGGGCTTGACGAAGTCTCGAATTAGGATCAGCTGCAGCTTTAGGAAATTTTTTCATTTGTCCTGCGCTTCTTGCACAGTACGACTTACGTCGATTTGCAGCTTTGGATCCTGCCTTAACTTTGCCAGTGACCGCTGTTTTTAATTTAGAACCAGGATTTTCTCTTCTATATCGGGCGACCCCAGCTTTTGTCATCCCTGCTCCAGACTTTGTGGATCTGAAATACTTTTTAGTTTTAGGTGGCTGTCTGTCTTGTTTTCTCATTATGCTTTTTTGTTTTTAGCAAATGTGGCAACGTTAGTGGGTTTGCCCCCTGGATTCCCTGCAGCTCTCTTTCGTTTGACAGCACTCGCCTTTTGCGACTTTGTCATCCGTGTGGCTTTTGCAAGTGGCACGCATTTTGGATATTTTCTCTTTGAGCCTTTTGACCTCCCGCATGGTTGATACTTTCCATTCTTCTTCGGAGCCCCAATGTCTACCCATTTTTCTGCTACCCATTGTCTTAATCCACCTTTCGAAAAGTGTGTACGCATGGTTATTTATTTGGTCTTCTAGCTTTACCAAATCCTTTTATCTGTGCACAGGCTTTTCCACCTGATCCGTACATTGATCTATCGGACATCATTCCGCCGCCCATAGCTTTTTTTCTATTTTTCTTTTTGCCACCTGGTGTAACTTTACCTGAGCATACTGCTGATGCATACATATTAGCATACGCGCTTGGGTACACTTTAAATTTTCGCTTCGCTGCTGCTTTACCTCTTGGACACAATTTAGCCATTATGATTTCCTTACCATTTTATCCATAGGTGTCTTAGCCATTTTTCTTTTTATTTTCTTCTTTTTCTTTTTTCCAATGACTCCTCTACCCATTAAAACATCTGCTTTAGTTATTTTACCATCTTTGTTTAAATCTGGAAATGAACCTTTTTTATAATATTGTCTCATTATTTTTTACCTTTTTTCATTTTCTTTTTCTTAGCAAGATATGCTTTTAGGCCAGCGTTCATTTTACCACCTTTTTTAGCTTCTACTCTACCTCTATTTCTATCGGGTATATCTGCAGAACTACTAACTCCTGGACGTAGCATGTTTTTAAATTCTCCTGTTTTTCTTAGATCTCTTGTTTTCATTTTAGATGAATCTGATGCGCCTGATTTTTTACCTATTGCCATTATTTTTTTCCTCCGTTTTTAAAAATTTGTGTTCCCTTTATACCATATATACTCGCGACGACAAGTATCCATAAATTTGTGAACCATGACGGCAGCTGTTGGAACTGTTCAAAGAACTCTTTTATCTTTGCAGCAGCCGCAGGATCCTCCGAGAAGACCCCCCAGGCGATCACCAAAATGGGCAGCGTGAGCACGACCAAAACGAACTCGTCCTTCCAGTCTGACTGACGGGCTTCTAGTAATTTACCAGAATATTCTAACTCACCATTCGCCATTTTCTCTGCATGCTTGGCTTGTGCGTTAGCCATCATCATTTGTGTCTCTTTTTTCTTCTTATAAATGTGCGAACCAGCGTTTACTGCTAATTTTAGTGCACCTAATATTGGAAATGCCATAAATTAATTTCCTTTTCTAATAATACTAATATCTGGCATCATTTGATCAGAGTTAGGAAGAGTTTTTCCTAAAATTGTCTTCTCAATTGATGTATTAGCTCTTAATTTAGCTAATTCTTCGTTTTGTTCAAGCTTTTCATCTTGATTTTGTTGATTCATCATGGCTCTCATCTTGTCAAGATCCATTCTTTGCTTACCTTCCTTCTCTTTTCTTTGATTTTCCATTGCTCTCAGGTCTAATTCTCTAGATCTTAGCTTAGCAATCGGGTCATTGTCAAATTGTGAGGTAATTTTCTTCTCTTCTTGCATAAATTCTTCCATCATTTCTG